ATTGCTTCCCCTCCAGGGCTTTTGTACTTCATACCATATGGCCCAGCATCCAAATTCTGCCGTACTTGATTGGAACAAACCATCAGGATGTTTTTCTGGGTAAGGACACGACATGTCTTTCTACACTCCTCTGAGAACTCTTTCGCACGGCGCATTCCCATCTTATCCCCCTCATCCTTATCCATTTCCATATTGGTCGATAAGGCTGCAAGAGAGTCAGCAAAGACACCGTTAATCTTGCCCGTATCTTTAGGTTCCCAGTCGCGGACGGACTTAAATACCTCCGGGATAAGATCAGGGGTATCATATTCCCCTTCATTTATCTGCAAATCAAAAATCTGGGCAAATTGCTTATTTAGCCGTGCTTCTGGATCCTTGAACTTAATCTGACCACCCTGTCTCTGTACAGCACCTGCAATTTCGCATAACAGAACGGTCTTCCCTGCACCAGAAGGACCGAAGATTTCAACCAGAATACCCCCTGGGATACCACCACCCCGAACACGTCCTCCTGAAATAGCCAGGTCAAGTAATGTGGATCCCGTGGAAATGTAGGTCTCAGTTCCCTCATATTTCGGGGACTCTTTGACAACCCGGGCAACTTGTACTTTCTTTACCATTTGATCCGAGAGTTTGACAGCCTCTGCATTCTCAGTTTTTAATCCAATCTTTGTTCCAATCTTTACCCGTGTTCGCTCCATCATATTCCCCCAACTCCATAAGTAGATTCTAGCTTCCGTATTATACGAATGATAAGATTTTCAGAGACATTTCGTTTTATTAATGTTAAACGAATTTCATGCTGATATTCACGGTAGCGGGCCATCACATCCCCAGCATCCAACCAGCCCGCAGATCCTTTTTTATTCTTTAATCGGGTCATCCATTCTGTACCAGCCCTTGCCGACATAACCTGAAGAATATGCTCCTCAGGTTCCCCCTCTGCTATTACTTTTTCCACGGCATCACGAAAAATACTAGAAATTGTTGTGCCGCGGTATAATGCAAGCAAGTTCAAGTAATCAGCATCTCGTCGAGGAATATAACCCCCGACGAGTTTGTCTCCACCTCTTTTGGGCCAGACAATGCTGAAAGGATTCCCCTCATGTTTTTGTTCCTGAGGGGGCTCCACTTTATGCACGCTCTTTCACTTCAATGCAATCATCCCAAAGATTACATTCATCGCATTCATCCTTGGTATCCGTGTCAACTCCAAATTTAAACCCATGGGGACATTTACCTTTCCCCTCTGCAGGCTTTGCTTTCAGCTTTTTCGGGGCTTCTTCAGGGGCATTTTTTGTAAGGGCCTTTTTCTTGGGAGCAGGTGCCGGAGCTGCCTTCTTTCTTACCGGAGCAGGTGACTCAGTTGTCTTTCCAACTTGGCGTTGTCCAGAACCCCTGCAAGGCTTGCATTCCCCTCCTTTTGAATTAACCCCGGTACCCTGGCAAGCTCTGCATTCCCGGACATCCTCCTCAGGTTCTTCCTCGTCCTCTTCCTCGTCGCCAGGTTCAGGGGCTTCGTCCTCCTCAGGTTCTTCCTCGTCGGTTTCCTCCTCTTCTTCCTCGGGTTCCGGCTCAGGGGCAGGTTTCTTCTTCCGGGTCAATTCTGCTTTCTTAGTCTTCCTGGGAGCCTCATCCTCTTCCTCTTCCTCTTCCTCGTCGTCAGTATCCCCCTGCGGTGCTGCACCTGATTCAAAGAAAAGGGCTTCAACTTCAGCATAGGAAGGGCATACCAGCATTTCATCCAGGTTAGGAATATCTTCGAGAACACTGTCTTCATACTGCGCATCACGGTCCTCGAAATCAATCCGGGAAGTCTTGGCAAATGTGCTTGTACCAAATTTCTCCTCACTAAACCGGACGCGTACAAGAAGTCCCTCTTCCAAATCAGGGAATGCGCAGAATTCCTCGTTCTCCTCAAGTTCCTCATTCAACGTCTCCTGGAATAAGAACTGGCTGATATCCCAAACACACACTTCCTCCTTGTAGTCCTTTGCTCCGATGGGGACTACAAGGTACAGGTTCCTTAAACTTGGTTTCAATTCCCTGACTTCATCATATTCGGCTCCATCTTTTAATCTTGTCGCCTTGTATTCACAGATGGGGCAGGGCTTTCCCCAAGTTGAGGGACATACGACAGACTTGTTTTCTGATCCAATATTGCGATGCAGCCTATATGGTTTCTTGTACCACAGATTGGTATCTGGATTTCCTGGAATAGCAATGCCGTTGTCTATATCTCTATCCATGTGATTCGGATCAGTGACAACATAAGGCATAAAATTCAAATTGACCTTACCTCCAGGGGTCTCTTTGAAAATGGTGCATCCCCTTGGAAGTTGGAGATGTCCATAACTGGATCCCTGTGTTCGCTGTTTCTGGGTATTAACAGCGACCTTCCCACCAAACTTATTCTTTCTTTTTGCTTTTGCCATCTTCGTACTCCTTGAATTGTTTTTGTCCCATTAAGATTCCAAACATAACACACTTGCCGAGGATATATGCAATGAACGGAAGGATGGTCAATGCACACCCAAGAGAACAGAGAATATAGATGAGAATTGACCAGTTCATTACTTTTTCCTTTTCATAATGATTTTTGTATTACTTGCTTTCTGGACTTCCTGCTTCTCCCATTCTTTCGTCAAATCCCTGGGAACAGATGGCCCAGCAAAGTACTGCTGTCCATGTAGCCTAACAAGGTTTTCCAAGGCCGTCTTTTTCTGATCAACTGCCCGGACGGCTGCCATGGCCATATCATTCTCGTATTTCAGATTAAGATATGTTTCCATGGCATCCTTGTATTCCGTCTGAATAAGAATTGTTGCTAAGATGGTTCCTTCAGTTAACTTAGTCAACCCATAATTATCTGGGAATTGCCTAATATCCCGGTCAAGCTGGGCTTTAGTTACCTCAAGATCCTCTTTAGCATGATCCATTTCCAATTTACTCTTCGCGGCAATTTGCCCGTATTTCATCATCAACTTGGGTTGGCGTAACCATTCTACGTCAAGTCCTTGTTGATCAATTCTTGTATCATTTGCATACTCCATATTCACCTCCACCTTGTTTGTTCCCTATATATTATATTATACGGAAATTGCAGGTATTCCATTAGTTTTTAAAATGGGGTATCATCACTATTCCCACAGACAACAGAGTAGCATGCCAGCACAACTCCCGGGAAACCAATATCATAAAATGGTTCCCGGAACTCTTCCATTATGCTACCAGCTTTCGGGTTTTCTGCCTTGAGAAGGACAGAAGTACAATATCCTAATACCATTCTACGGATTGCCTCGGCATCGAAGTCTTTTAGCCCAGTTAAAATATTGCTGACTTTTTTCCAGCCCTGGCCAGACATCATTGCCCGGCATAGTTCAATCCCTTGCACGCCTTCTTCCTGTGTTTTCTTGGCGGCTTCTAATCGGGCTTCTGGAGCAATACAAAGAACCTGATCCAAGATTTGAAGTGCATTTCTCGGATGTCCCTGGGCGGATTCGATTATGGCCTCATATACTGGCTTGACTAATGATTCCTTTTCTGCCTTAACAACAGACATTAACAGTTTGCGCATTTCATTCTGCTTTAACTGTGTTACTTGAAATTGACTGCACCTGCCCCGGATTGTAGGTAGCAATTTCTGGGGATCCGTTGTACAAAGAATAAAATAAACATGACTTGGGGTATCCTCCAGGGCTTTCAAAAGGGCAGGTTGTGCCGCGGAACCAAGCTGGTGACATTCATCTAGTAACCAGACCTTGCAATCCCCTTCTAAGGCCATAAACTGCGATTGCTTCCTCATATCCCGGATTGTGTCAATCCCTCGGAAATCAGCAGAGTCGACTTCACGGTAGTCAGATCCCTTGCATCCAAGTTCATTCGCAATAATTCTACCCATAGTGGTTTTTCCACAGCCAGTAGGTCCATGCAGGAGAAAAGAATGCGGATGATCCTTCTTGGATAGTGTCTTTGTCAGACCCTCAACAAGTTCAGCATTTCCTACAATGTCAGATAGGCACTGGGGCCTGTACTTCAAATAAAGCGTCATTTTACCTCCGGTAATTTATAACCTGATTTCATATTCCATGAACCATCCACAGGGCAAAGATCCGCCTCTACTTCCAGGGGAACAATGATCCAAGGCCATTCTTTTTGCAAATCATGGCAGGTAACCCTATGAACAGTTTTTGCTACGTATTCCAATTCATCTGGATGTGTATCAAGTAACATCTCATCATGAATCTGTGCAAATAGTCTAGAATCCCATTTCTCTTTCCTGGCTATTTCATCTACTCTTGTAAACGACCATAGTAGACAGTGAAATGCTGCTCCCTGAATAGGTGCGTTTAAGAGTTCATTCTTTCTAGCAATCCCGCTATATCGGAATCCTGTTTTCAAATCAACGTAGCCCTTTTTCTGGTACGTCTCCCAGGTGGTTTTCTTCCACTTGGTGTAGACCTTATATCTGACATTCCAGAAATCATCCTCTATCTTCTTGCAGTGTTCAATAAAAGCACTGTCATCCTTGATATTCCCATTCTTGTCTAATTTGAGGAGGCCTTTATCACTGAGGTGTACAAGGGCCGGGGTATCATCAGTTAAGTAACCAATGCGAGCCCATTCAAGCAAGCCATTGGAGCAGTTCCCGTAATAATCTCCGTAAAACTGTGGGAATACCCACCCGTTCTTGCCGCCTTGCCGGAGATTCTTTTCCCCTGGGTGGGACTTGTCAAGTGAATCCAGTTTGTATAATTCAATGGCCATATCCCGGTGCATATCTCCATGCACGGTATCATAGATAAGTTTAGGATCCTCTGTATAACAACAAGCAATTCGGACCTCTACACCACTAAAATCTACTGCAAGGATTTGATGTCCCTCACGTGGTAGAATAGCACGCCTGCACGTATTCATTGTTTCCTTATCACGTTTGGGGATGTTCTGAAAATTCGGATCGGAACTACTGCTCCTATACGTTTTTACGGTATGCAGGTTAAAGAAAGGATGCAACCAGCCATCAACTTGTTCCCGGACAAAGGCGTCCAAGTATGTATCTCTGGTCTTTCTAAATTTCCTGGTTTTTAGTAACTGCTGTAATTCCGGTATATCAATCTGGGATAGTGCCTCCTCATCAATGGCCCCCTTCCCAGATTTGGTTTGCTTTAATGATTCAATCCCCATCACGTCGTACAAGATAGTTCCTAACTGGTGATTTGAATTCATGTTAAATTTCTGACCAAAGACCTTTTTCCATTGTTTAATAAAATCAGTCTTTGCTAATTCTTCTTCTATGTGAGCAATACGCCTGGTAATATGTTTCTTTTTCTTTTCACAGTAGGCAACGTCAATCCGCATTCCACTTTGTTCTGCATGGGCTAATGCTAGAACTCCGTTATGGATTAACTGGTATGCATCAAGTCGCGTAGGTATGCTTTTCATTGGTATCCTCATGTTATATTATACGGGATCAGGTCAGGCTTCTCTATTTTTAAAATGGAGGGAAGAATCCCCCAGTATAGCCCAGTTTTTTCATCTGCAAGATACCGAGTTGATGTTCATACAAAGCATCCAATCCACAGTACATCATGAGTTCCTTTCCACTATCCTTTTCAACCAATTCAAAGATTCGATTAATTCTATTGGCGCTCTTTGAATCTTGCCCAGGAGCGCACCCTGACAAGTAATGGTAAATATGGCTGTCATAATCCTGAACACCTAATTGAACATATGCCTGGAACTTCAATCCTGTTGTCCCTGGACGATTATCCAGAATATGTGCTGCCTGCATTGTATCCCAGATCCATGGTGCTGTTTCTACTCCTACACGAATCAATGACCAGGCGTGCTCGAACTTCATATTTGCAGCGGCCTTGCCTATCTTTGGGGAAGATAGAAATCGAGACAATGCTGCCCGTTGTAATTTATTTGTTGGACCCATGAATACATAACTTAAATTCGGTTCAGGGGATATAGCGGTACATACAATGCGATGTCCTTTAGCATGGGGCTTCAGCCCCGTAGCTTCATAGTCTATGTATGCGGTTTGACCTGTATATAGTTTAGGGAGGGAATCTAACAGAGGAACTACTGC